CTGGCTTTGGGGCTGCTTTAAGACTCACAGCTTCCATCATGCCTGGTTCCATTTCGTCAGTGTCGTCCATTTCAATAGCGTCGCCACCTTCGTCGGGACCAAAATCGTCGCCGTCGCCCATGAGGTCTTCAAACTCGGCCATCAACTGGTCCAGTTTATCTTCCAAATTCATGATGTCGTCTTTGGTAGCAGGCTCGTCACCGCCGCCTTCGTCGCCCATGCTAAATTCTGCTTCTTCGCCATCGTCGCCATCGTCGTCCATGGACATGTCCATTTCTTCGTCGCCTTCGGCTTCCATGTTCATGTCAGATTCTTCTTCCATTTCCACGTCGTCGATTAGATCGTCGGCTTTGTCACCGCCCATCATGCCCTCATCAAGGTCGTCGTCGGCTGATTCTTCAATATCTTCAGCTTCTTCTAGCTCTTCATCAGCTTCTTCGGCCATGATATTTTCATAGATTTGACGGCTTTTTTCCACAACAATGTCGTGGAATAGTTCACGGGCTTTCGCCTCTTCGTCATTGATTACATATTCAATCAATTGTTCAAAACGGTTCATATGGGAAACTCCTATAGGTAAAGTGTGCTGTTATTTACACACAAGGAGAAAAAGACGTGGTTTACGGGGCGAAAAGGCCAATAAATGTAAAATTTATTACACGGCCGGAGCAGCAGGAGGTGCGTACTGTTTTTTGATTAGTTTGAGTTTTTCCTTGAACTCATACATTCTCACATCATTCATTTTTCTCAACTTGTTGAGTTGACGAAGTGTGAGGCGAGTTTTTCGCAAATCACTTTCTTGCGGCTGACTGTTGTCTTGCGACAGGTCTTGATAGGCATTGGGTTCTTTGTGAAAAAATTCGTTTAACAGCATGTTGTTATTTATACGCCTGGGGCTGCAGCACCGCCGGCGTGCATGACACCACCGGGAGCAGCAGGCGCAGCCCCAGGCGTCACAGGAGGTACATCCCCCACTTGCGCAGACATTCCTGCCATGTCTTCACCAGTTTGAATATCGCCTTCCAGTGCTCCGGGAGTAATACCCACTGAGCGCAGGTCTTGCCCTGCATTGGTGCTCATTTCAGGATCGTCACGTTCTTCACGCCATAACTCTTCGTTTTCCACAATCTCTTCTTCGGTCAAGCCCAAGAAACGTTGTAGCAAAAAGCGTTTGCTCATGTAAGGCAAGGCTTCCAACTGCGTAAATGCGCCAATGCGTGTGGTATCCAGCTCGCTTTGACGATAGCTGGCAAAGTTTTGAGGTGCATTAAACTTCAAAGAGAACAGGCTAGAATCTATGTTGAACCCACGCCATTTCATAAACATCTTGAATTCGTCATCTAGTTTTTGCACAATCAGTGCTTGCAGTCGTTCGCAATACTGGTTGAATCTGTACTCTTGAATCAAGGCTGTGCCTACTTTGCCGTCACTCATGGCACGGTCTGAGTCGTCCGGGCCTGTAGGCAAATAGCTGGACGGCACACGCAGACCACGAGCCATTTTGTTGTTGAAGTATTTCAAGTCATCAATTTCGCCTAGATTCTGTCCGCCTGGAAGTGTTTCTACTGATGAGCCACGTCCGTCTTGACCTTGGGGGAAGAAATAGTCTTCGTTGATGCTAAGTGGATTGTATGACGCATCCATCATGTTGTTGCCACCGCCGGTCATGGTGGGGATTCTGCGCTGGTGCATTTCGTTTTTGACCCGTTCCACAAAGGCCATGGCCAGGTGTGATGGCATGTTGCCCACATCAATTTTGAAGATTCGTCGCTCCGGAGCACGGCTCACACGATAGATAAGAATGGCATCTTCCAGCAGTTCTTTTTGCTTGAAAACTTTGTAAATTTGCTCTAGTATGCTACGGCCAAATGGCCAGAACACATCCAGGCCTTCGTTTAGGCTGATGTGTACCACATGCTTGGCATCCAAGCAAACTTCGTTCATGGCCGTCATAAATCTTGAGTTGCCCACACCACCACCAGTACCACCGTTGGGCATGGTGTAGTTGGCATTGCCTGATATTGAACCTGTCACAGGGTTGGTCATGTAGTCTGTGGTGGTCTTGGCTGCCACAGTCATGTTCTGAAAGTTGGGGTTGATGTCACGAATCACATACTGTTCAGGACGCTTGCCTTCTGACTCGTTCACAATCACTCGAGCCACTTTGCTCATGTCAACCCACATCATTTCAAATGTTTCTGGATCACGCACAAACACCTGATCGCCATACTTGATGGTGTTGCGGAACAGTTTGAATATGCGTTGATCCAGCTTGTTCAGCTTGATCCACTGTTGCAGTTGTTTTTTAATAATGCTGACTTCGTTGTCAGTGGGCTTGTCTGAGTAGTCTACTTCAAACGGCGTGCCATTCTGTTCGTTCATCTGTGTTGAAAACTCAGCAATGATGTCTAGACATGCATTGATTTCTGAATCCATGTCCATGTTTTCGTATTGATTGTAGCGTTCAACACGGTTGGGGTGGCCTGAGTAAACTTCGGGCAATCTTGACGCATAGTTGCGGAACACAAAGTCTGCAGGCATGCCGCTGTCGTTACCGTCGTTTTTGTTGTAACCCGGCAGGCCAAATTGGTTCCTGCCTGAGATGGGGCTCATCACACCTGAAGTGTCTGCTACCTTGAAATACTTGCGCCAGCCGGGTTGTTTGGGTTCTGCCATAGTCGATTATTTATTGTCAGTTGCTGGCCACTGCAGCCATTCTGCTGGTGTTGTCGGCTGTGTTGCTTTGACTACGGCGCATGTCTTCCAGCACTGCCAACATAGTGGCTTGCATGCCCACATTGTTTTTCATGATGTTGACCAATTCGCCTAGATTGGCAGCGGTGGTGTTGAACTCCTTACTCATAGTTACTGGTACAGCACTATCTTTTAGTGGGATCACTGCTTCTTCGCCGTGCAAGGTCATGGGGTAGCCAGATTTAGGACCATCAAATATACCACCATTGGCTGCAAAACCTGATTTGACCATTCCTACAATGGTGTCAGCTCTATTGCCCACTTGTGTGGCCCACTTGCTGTCAGCCAAGTTGGCAGCAGCGCCGGTGGCATCTTTCGAATTCAATTGTTTTTGCAGCATGGGCCATTTGGACATCCATGTTGGACCCATATTAAACGCCAAGTCCACAAAGGCAGATTTCATTGCACCACTCATGGCACCAAAGTTGGGAGTTTTGGATTCAGCTGCTGCTTTGTGATGATCGTAGTCTTTGTCAAACATGGTCATGACTTCTTCTTTACTGAACGATCTGTTCCAGTTGTCTGGCAGTGACTTGCCATCACCAATCAAGTGTCCCACACCCACAGTCCACAATCCCAAAGAATCTTGGTAAGGTTTGAGTCTTATGCCTTCGTGGCCTGCAATCATTGCCTTGGTGGCAGCATCATCCATTGCACCGCTGCCACCTTTCTTTGTGTCCGGCGGAGGTGCGTTGTTGGGGGTTCGTTGCATACCACTGCCATCGCCTTTGGATGCTGGAGCAGGTGCAGGTGCAGGTGCAGAGCCACCACCAGCTGATTTTGCTGGTACAGCGGGTGGTGTTCCTCCCCCTGCTGGTGTTCCTCCCCCTGCTGGTGCTGTTGCAGCACCAAATACTGACGAAAGAAAGCTGACTGCGGTATCGCCTGCAGCTTTTACAGCTTGGGCACCTGTTTGAGCATATTCTGTGCCTTTAGCAGCAACATTACCAACAACTTCTTTGGCTTTCCCGACCCCAGAAAGCAGTGATGTTAACTTGCTAAAGAGATCTTTGACCACGTCAACCAATGCGTCAGTGAATTTAGCTAGTCCAGTTTTTACACTGTCGCCAAATCCTGACACCACTTTGCCTACGTTTTCAAACACAGGTCCCAATGGGCCAGTGATAAATTCCACTGCCTTTAACAAATTTCCCGCCATGGCTGACAGCAAGTCCTTTATACCATCAGCAAATCTCTTACTGGTTTCTGCAGCACCGTCGACGTAACTTCCTATGGCACCTTTAAAATCTCCAAAAGCACCTACAAAATCTAAAGTTAGCAGTTTGATAACTCCACTGAGTGCTCCAATAAACAAGTCAAGAATACCCGTAGCAAGTGGAGTCATGATGTCTACCAACCGCATAACTATATTTGTTAAAGGTTCAAAAGCTTTCATTAATTTGGCCATGAACCCACCATCTGCAGATGCTGTGCTGAATTGTCCGTTCAACGACGCCTGCAGTGCCAGCATTTGTTCATTTTGACTTTCGATCAAGCTAGTGAATCGATCCAACTGGCCGTCCACCTTACCAATAGTACCAGTCAACGTTTCAACTTGAGTACGTGCATCTTCTATTTGTCCAGCAAAATTCTGATTGGCTCCTTTGATAATCTCTGAGCCTTCTTTGAATGGCAACAGGAAGTCTTCGCCTACCCCGGCCTGGTACAGCATGTTCATTGATTTGGTCACATCTTTGACTGAGCCCATGGTTTCTTGAAAACTCTCGTTGGCTTCTTTCTCAGTCTTGATCCTGCCTTCGGCGATGGCATTAGCTTCTTCAAGGATTTTGCCATTGCTGGACATGAGACCTTTGATCGACGCATCACTGGTAAGCATGCCTGTGGTACTGTCAGCAAAGGCCTGTGCAAACATGTCGCCTTTGGCTGCGTATTTTTTCATTTGACTGACCAACAAGTCAGCTGCTTCGTTTTGGCCTTCGTCTCTCAACTGTTGAACTTTGGCTCCAAATCGCTGTTGTGCCAACATTTTTTCTTGTGCTTCTTCTTGCTGTTTGCGATTCATACCAGTGACTCTGGTCAAAATTTCAGTTTCTACAATGTATTTTCTAGCAGCACCGCTTAGTTTACCATAATCTCGCTGTTGACCTTGACTAAGATTGCTTTGCAGTTTCATGAATCCCAGAGTGGCTTCGGCT